ATGAAGCCAGTTTTGCGAAACCGAATCTACTACCTTCGCCGAAGCGTTCCGCGCCGCTTCCAGCGTATCGAGGACCGCAAAGAGATCTGGATCAGCCTTGAGACCGACAGCTACGACACCGCCTGCACGAAGCTTCCGGGCGTGTGGAACACTCTGGTCAGCGCTTGGGAGGCGAAACTCGCAGGCGACAGTTCGGATGCCGAGGCGCGGTTTGAGGCTGCGCGGGATCTGGCAAAGACCCGTGGGTTTCGCTTCCTGCCGATCGAGCGTGTCGCGCGGTTGCCCATGGGGCAGTTGCTGGACCGCGTAGACGCCGTTGGCATGAGGAAGTCGGGCCGACCCGATATGATGGACGCCGGGGCTTTCCTTGGCGGAGCCAGGCAGCCGGAGATCACCGTCAGCCGTGCGCTGGAAATCTTCTGGAGCCTGGCTGTTGACCGCACAAGGGGGAAAGCAGAAAACCAACTGCGGATCTGGCGAAATACCCGAAAGAAGGCGGTCGCAAATTTCATAGAGGTTGTCGGGGATCTGCCATTGCAGGACATTTCGCCCGACGATACTCTCGATTTTCGCGAATGGTGGTGGAACCGGATTGTAAAAGAAGGTCTGGCGCCGAATACCGCGAACAAGGATTTCAGCGCCTTGGCAAACATCCTCAAGACCGTGAACGACAAGAAGCGGCTTGGCCTGAATCTGCCTCTGACCGGTCTGTCCATACGGGAAGACGAGAAAGGCCGACGCCCGCCTTTGCCTGATGACTGGATCCGGGACGTGATCATGGCGCCGGGGGCGCTGGACGGGATGAACACCGAGGCACGCTGCATCCTTCTGGGCATGATCAACACCGGGTACCGGCCCAGCGAAGGTGCCAACCTGCTGTCCGAACATATTCATCTGGACACCAACATTCCCCATATCGAAATCCGGCCGGTAAACCGGACGCTGAAAACCAAGCACTCCCAGCGCATCATCCCGATCACCGGAATCAGCCTTGAGGCGTTCAAAACCTGCCCCGAGGGGTTCCCGCGCTACCGCGACAACTCCGGCCCCACAGCGACGGTTAACAAATATCTGCGGGAAAACGGGCTCATGCCCGGCGAAAAACACGTCATGTATTCCCTGCGCCACAGCTTTGAAGACAGGCTGCTTGCCGCCGATGTTGACGAACGGATCAGGCGCGACCTTATGGGGCACAGGTTGAACCGGGAACGCTATGGCCAGGGCGCAAGCCTGGAAAAGATGTACGGCATCCTCGACGCAATCGCTTTGTGAGAAGCGCCCTACGGTCTCCGCTTCACAATCCATCCCCTTGTCGTGCCTCTGATCGACGCAGCACCCGAAGTGAGTCTCTGCGCATTTAATACACCCTATCCGCCAATCGGTGCGCACCGCGGGGCATCAGGTTCGGTTGTGACCGCAGTGTCGGCTGCGCCGATCAGAAACACGCCTTCCTAGTTTTCGGCCCTAAACTATAAACTCCGCTGTGGGTTCATAGTTTTTTGGTCTCCTTTAGTCGTCTATAGATTTGGCCAGATCGATGCCGACAAATGACGGCGTGCAGTCACCCATAAGAACCTTGTCCCACCGCTCAAAAGCGTCTGTTGCCCGCGCGCCATCCGGGTCGATGTGTGCTGCATATGCTGCGGCCAGAGCGATGTCGCTCAAGTGCGGATTGGCCTTGCGAAATTGTGAAGGAGTCATGTCATCTGCTCCCTTTAGTTAGTGCCGAAATTGTTGACGGCCATCACGACTAATGTTCCACCGACAAGAAGCAAGAACAGCCCGCCCTTCGTATCCTCAGCCTCAAAGTCCTTCTTAATGATGCCAACGTATAATAGAAAGGCCCCGGCAAGGATCGCCACTATTCCCAATATCGCGACTATCGCAAGCATTTGTCGTCTCCCCCTTAGTTTTCGGCCCTAAACTATAAACTCCGCTGTGGGTTCATAGTTTTTTGGGTCTACCTTGTGTTAACCACAGCTTTCAAACAGCCCACCTGGTGGCGGTGCTGCGGCAGTATCAAAGTTGGTCAAAAGTACCTCAATCCGCTTTCGCGCACCCTCAGCGTGGGTGTCGCGCTCAAACCGGTACCATTCGCGCAGATTTGTATCATACATCTTCGACGCATAACCTGACAGAACGACCTTTCCCTTTAGCTGAACAATCCGATCGAGAAGCGCTTGATGGTCATCAGCGGTCATCTCGTGATTATAGTCTGCCCGTTCGTCGCGCGTCTCGGGAAGATATGGCGGATCGAGATAGAACAAGGTTTGCGGATCATCATGCGCTTCGATCAGATCAAGCGCGGGTTTGCACTCGATATTCACCCCGCGCATCCGTTCCGCCACCTGGGCTAGTACCGGCGGGAAACGTCGCCAATTCTCCGGAGGAGTAGTGCCGGCACGAATGCCTCGCGCTCGAAATCCCGTCTTTTCGCGGTTGCCCCGGCCACAAGTCCCGGCAGTCGAAAACCCCATATGTGAGCGGACCAACAGCCGCATACACATATCAATTTCATCCCCGGCCGGCAGATTGAAATCCTGTGCCCGGTCAAACTCGAAGCGCGAGAATGGTGTTAATTCGACCTGGTTGATTAATTCATCCGGCCGGTCGCGCAGCACTTTAAAAAGTGTGACAACAGCACCATCCAGATCATTGTAAACATCTAGTTTTGCACGCGATTTGCGGAGAAGAACGGATGCCCCACCGCCATAAGGCTCGACGTAGCACTTATGAGGCGGAAAATGTTCGATAATCCACGGCGCAAGAATCCATTTGCCCCCATGCCAACGAAGGACAGGACGGGAAGGATCAGCCATCAGATCTTGCCCTCCTTAAAGTTTACAGTGCGGAGAAGGTAGATCGGGCGAAAGGTAGAAATATTCGCCAACTGGCGCGCCGCCTGCTCGGGAGGGGTGCGGGTCGTGGACGAGTTCCTTGCCGCGGTAAATCACCGAATGCTTCAGGTCTGCATCCCTTGGCGACCGCACCGTGACAATCGCCCAAACGTCGTCTGGCGGTTCGCCCTGCGCCCATTCCAATTCGCGCCCAAGCGCGCCAAGATAAGCGTCTGCAACCTGACCCCACCGACTACCGAGGAGCGCGAAATGAGGAACGGCGGCAACAGGGACCTCAAGAACTGAGGCGATGCAAGCGCGGAAACAATCGCCTATCGATCCAGTTCTAGGATCGTGCAGGAACTCTTGATCGACGGGGATCATGATCTCTCCCTTCACTGCAAGGTTGCAGCTTCTACATTTCCCCAATCAGCGGTCTATCAGGCATCTACGACCCCATCGTCCAGAACCGCGTCGACCAGATTGCTTTCTGCGATTTCGTCCAACAGCCACCGGGCCAGGGCGTTGACCGCGATGCCGCGTTCCGACGCCGCCGGCGCAAGGCGATCAAGGGTCTCGATCGGCACACGGACGGTGCGCACATCCTCGTCCGCCGCACGGCGGGGCAGGCCTTCGCGCTTTCGCTGCGCAGAGATCCGGAGTGCGCCGATGTTCTTTTTAGGTATGCCGGTCTTGCGGGCGATCTGATGGTCGGAAAGCCCGTTCTCGGTCAGCGCCATGACGGCGTCGGAGCGGCTGGGATAGCCGAGGCAGGGCTTAGCTGTCGGCATTTGCGATCTCCAGCAGCACGTCGGCGTGACAGGGTTCATCCAACGGACACCAGCAGGCGAGATCCTTGCCGCGCAACTCGGCCTTGATCGCGGCGACCAGGTCAGCCTTTTCTGGGCGGGCGAGATAGTCGCGATAGAGCTGAACCAGGTAGGCGCGGTTAGGGTTCTTGCCGTCGCCCTGATACGGGTTGCCATACCTACCGCCCGGCCCGCGAGCGACGATCACTGCATTGGGATGGTCCTTTCGCCATGGCCGCTGGCGGGTCATCTGAACGCGCTTAGCCATCGAATGCCTCCAGATCGAGATAGTCCCAAAGGCAGCGCACGGCTGCCTCAGCCTCGCGCCCGGTCGATGCACCGACGTGGAAACCGCAATGGGGGCAAACGATGACGATGCCATCGGTAAATTCTTCGGTGTCCGTCCTGACAACATCCATCATGGGCTGGTCGTCGCATGCGGGGCAGTTCAGTTCGTCGAAGTTGACACAGTGTTGGTCAGCCATATCAGGTCAAACTCCGTTTGGCCGACCCGGCAGGCGATTGCGGGCAATCGCCGAGAGGTATTACCTCTGGCATTTCGCTCCACTCGCAGCCGTCCAGCAGGCGACCAGCTTGGTTCTTTCTCAGATGGATGCTGGTGGTGCCGTCGTCCCAGAGGTGCAGCGCACCACGTTCGTCCGCGTCTCCCCAATCCCATTCCTCGATAGCGTCGATCGGACTGCCATCAAAAGATGAGGGGCAGGCCTGATCAGACGGCAGCCACATGCCCCATTGCTTGAAGAAGAACGGCACTTGCGCTGCCTGGCATTGGTCGCGGAGCCCGCGTGTCCAGTCGGGGTGCATCGGTCGCGCCCGCCGTCCACTCTCGCCGCCGGCGATGACCCAGTCGATTGCGCGGGGGATCTCGATCCATGCGGGTTCGTCGCAGCACCGGTCTGACGGCCAGTAGCCGCTGTCGCCGCAGTTGCCGCACTGCCAGCCGCCGTGTTCTAGCCAGTCCGATATGTCGCCGAGATCGCCCAGCAGAGGTTCGAAGGATGCAAACCGGACTGCCGCAGGTGTCAGTCGCAGATCATCCAGCCGGTGCAGATGGTCCCGATCCTCGGCCGAGACGCCAAGCCAGACGTTGGCGAGCGGCCAGATTGCACCGGTGCGTCGACCGATATGGTCCATTGCGTGAATTAGACGGAACCCCTCATTGTGAAACTGATCAAGATATTCCCGCATCCTCTCAGCCCGCTTGGTCAGTACCTGGAAGGTGTGCTGCGGGCAGAGCGCCATGACGGCGAAGATGCGGTCGATCCAGGCGTCGGGCACATCGGGGTGGAAGAGATCACCATGGGCGCAGACAAAGACCATGCGCGGCTTGCGCCAGTGCAGCGGCTGGGTCAGCCAGTTTTCGTTAAACCGAACCTCGCCGGTGAATTTCGCGACGCCGGCGGCGTTGCGGCGGGTCAGGCCTGCGCGGCTGGGGTGGTTCTTCAGCCGGGTTGCGGCCAGGTCGGCGGCGTAGCAGTTGTCACAGCCGGGCGAGACCAGGGTACAGCCGGTAATCGGGTTCCAGGTCGCGTCGGTCCATTCGATATGTGTCGTATCAGCCATTCAGCGCCACGCGCCCGGCGGAGTGCCAGTTCATCAGATCGGCGTAAGGCAGGCCTTCGGAGGCGACGGCGATGCCGTGCATGACGAACTGCCGCGCGCCGTGGCGGTGGATGTGTTCCGCCTCGTGCGTGTCCAGCAGCTGCTGGTGCAGCGTGCGGGCGGCGGCGAAGGGCATCAGGGCCGGGCCGGATGACAGGCTGCCGGCGATCCGCTGCAAGGTCCGGTCGATCCGCGCGGCGGTGGGGTCGAGGGCTGGCATCAGATCAGTTCCTCTTGAGACGCATCTTCGTCTGCAAGCCAAGCGTCGCTGGCAAAGATACCTTCGCCAGTCTCTTCAAACCCGTCTAACTCGCCCGTCGCAGGATTGGTCGCTGAGTCAGCCCAGATCTCCTTCGCGGCCTCGCAAGCCTCGTCTTCGTCCTTTGCGTCGACAATCGTCACGTATTTCACCTTTTCCCAAAGGCAGACTCTGAATTTGGCCATCAGTTTTCCTCCCGCTCTGTCAAAAACATCTTGGCGAAACGCCGCCTCGCGCCATGTTCCCCAACACGACACTGGCCCACGATCACGCCCCGCAACAGGCAAGCGGGCTTGGTGGCGATCGGGCCGAAGACGGCGTTTCGCGAAGGTGTCATCTTGCGGCCATCGGCACCAAGCGCGCGCGCGACACCGGATCCTCGGCGCCACGAGCGGTCGCGTCCCTCAAATCCGCGTCAAGGCGGTGGAAGATCGGCGCATACTGATCATCCTCATTGACGATCAGTGCCATCTTGGCGTGGGCTGCGCGGAGCCGGTCGAGCGATGGCTCAGACATTTGTGATCTCCTTGATGGCTTGATCCCTCGCCACATTGAATGGCATCCGGTCATCCTCGTTGGCCGTCTCGCGGATCTTGCGGCGGTAGGCGGCTTTGATTTCGTCTTCCGTCGCGCCCGGCGTTATGCCCAAAACAGTCCAGCAGCCTGGACCTTGCGTTGGGGCGGGCAGCGCCGCATGGGCGCGCAGTTGTGCGCTGACCATATGGATGCCGCCGTGCCGGAGTTTGGTCCGATCGGCTTCGATGCAGTGATGGACGGCTTGCAGGTTGCAGGCGATCTTGTCGTAGCGGTCAACTGCGATGCAACGGATAGCCCCTGCCCATTTGAACCAGACCGCAATGCCGCAATCATCCGGCCTCTGGCTGGTCAGGGAAGCATTCGACGTGATCTGCACGTCCTCGACCTTTTTGCCACTGTCATATCCAAAGTCAGTCAGGGATTTCGCGACGTTCTTCATGGCGCCGGGCAGTTCCGTCCGAAACTGCGATTTCACAGGACGCGAGCGAGTCTGGCCCTCTGGCCACAACAGGGGATAGGGCGGGATCATGGCGACAATTCCTCGTCGATCTCGACTTCGACAACCTCGGGTTTGGAACGCCAGCTTTCGACGATGTATTGCGCATCGCTCTTGGCTTGCTCCTCGTTGCGAGCGTTGACGAACAGGTATTTGTCGTTCTGGATCACAACCTTGACTCGGTATTTGGGCATGGCTTGCCTCCTTGCGTTTGAGTGCCGGTCTGAATCTCTGGCGTTGGGACGGCCTGACTGTCTTGTGTTGCAGCGTGCCCGGCTCATTCCGTTTTTCGCCGCCGCGCCGATGTCAGGCCGGGAAGGGTCTCGCCAATGCCCGGCTGTAGGTGTTTTTTTGGTACTGCGACCCACCGCCTACTGGGGTCATCCGCTGCATCCGGATCACATGCCAAGGGCCTCCTTGTACATTTCCAGCACCGCCTCTTCCTCGGCGATGTCATCGCGGTCGCGTTTGCGCAGGGCGATGACCTTGCGCATCACCTGCGTGTCGTATCCGCGCCCCTTGGCCTCGGCCATCAACTCTTTCTGAGCATCGGCGATGTCGCGTTTCTCGACTTCCAGCCGCTCGAACCGCTCGATGAACTGACGCAGCTCGTCAGCGGTGACGCGGTAGGATGTGTCGCTGTTAGCGGAGTTGTGGCCCCGGCCTACTGTTGGCCCAGCGGCTTGCGTTGGCTTACCCTGAAATGTGATCGGTCCCACCCGCATGTGGGAATTCGGAGTGATCGGCACATGGCCGGGGTCTGCCTCTTGGATCGGCGCAATAACCCCCTTGATCATAGCCGTTTTGTCTGTTGCGGCCCTGATCGCATCCCAGGCCTCGACCAAACCTCTCCAGTATGCATTCACCGACGCCATTTCAGGCAGCCGTGTGCGCAGCGATGGTACGGCGTCGAGCAAGCCTTCGCATCTTGCGAAATCGCCGCCATCCATTGGATAGCTGCCGTCTTGTTCCAATTCTTGTGTCAGATGGGCGACAATGGATTTTGCAGATGCCCCGGTCTTCCCCGATGACAACCACTCGTCAAGCCCGGTAAGGTGAACCGTCAGAACCGCGCGTTTGCCGGTATTGTCTGAGGCAGACACGACCCCGACTTCTTCCATTCTCTCGATCAGGCGGGCGGCGCGGTTGTAGCCCACGCCCAGGGCGCGTTGCAGACCACTGGTAGAGGCGTTGCCGGTCTTGACGACGTGGGCCGCAGCTTCGGCATAGATGGCTTCTTCGGGGTCGCCCATCAACGCACCACCGTCACGCGCGTCGCCGCCCGTGTGATTGCTGTATAAAGGTGCCGGTTTCGGTTCTCGCCAAACACGAAACTCTCGTCCTTGATGAACACGTCGTCCCATTGGCTGCCCTGCGACATGTGAACCGTCAGGGCATAGCCAAACTCGAACTTGTTGGTTCCGCGGGTTTCTCGCCAATGCAAATCTTCGTAGCCGCCGACAAAGCATTCCTTGCGGCACAGAACCGGGATCACGATCTCGCTGTCGGTATCGATCGGCGTGACATTGAATGAAACGCAGGTACGGCTGTGCTTTTTGATCTTGAGGCGTTCGCCAGCGATGAAGCTGCCGCCGTTGTAGATCCCCAGCGCGTGGTCGTTCTTGCGGCAAACGAGCCGGTCGCCAACCTCCGGATAATCGCCGCTTTTCCCTGCGGCCGCGCGAAGGGAGCCATTGTACCCGGCGCGGGTCTTGTTCGTTCCGACCAGAACCTGATCGGCGCCAGTTGCCAGAAGTTTGAGTCTGTCCCGGTCGATGGAGTTGCGAGAAATCACCTTGCAGACGCCATAATCGCCGAAGTCGAGGGCTTCGCCCTGCCGTACCTTTGTCGCCATGTGAATGATGGCGCTGTTCTCGGCCTGACGGTGGATCTCGGTCAGCATTACGTCCGGGTCTTCGACGTTTGTGAAATACCCCGCGCCCTTTGGCGGTGGCAGCTGCGCCGGGTCGCCCAGCACCAGGACCGGCACGCCGAAGGATAGAAGATCCTCGGCAAGCGATTCATCCACCATCGAGCATTCGTCAACGACGACCAGCGCCGCCTCGGCAACCGGACCGTCGAGGTTCTTCTCGTAGGAGATCGTGCCTGTCTTCTTGTCCAGTCTCGGGATATAGATCAGGCTGTGAAGTGTTGTTGCGTTGGCGCACCCGGCTTTGCGCATGACCGCTGCGGCCTTGCCGGTAAATGCGCCAAAGACGACACGGCCTTTGACTTCAGCGGTCAGTTTCAAGGCGATTGTGGTTTTGCCCGTACCTGCATAGCCGAATACCCGGAACACCTGCTCACCGCCGGTTTCCAGCCATGCTTCGGCTTTTCCGATGGCGTCGTTTTGTCCTGCGGAGAATTCCATGGCTTAGCGCCTCGCTTCTTTGATCACGCGCCCGGTAGAGCGCTCAATAACTTTGCCGCTCATCAGGGATTTCAGGCGGTGGTTCTTGCTACCCGCGATGAGCCGCTTTGGCTGGCGATAGGTGCCATCTGCCTTGGCCCTGATCCGATTGCATTTCGCGATCAGCTTTCGATCCAGCCGGGTCTTTTCCGGGTGGCAGCCCTTGTGTACCGGGCGCCAGTTTGACGGATCGTCCCGACCGCCGATCCCAAGCGCTATGGGGTGTTCGACCTCCCATTCCTCGCGCACAGGATTGATGATCTCGCCGCACAGGTGGCAGACGTTCTTGTGCGCGGCGAGAACATGGATGCGTTGCCGCTTCGTGAGAGATCGCCTCTGGATCACCGATCACCTGTGGTCTTAGCGTTCTCGGCTTCGGCAATTTCCTTCATGAGCCGCGAATGCAGGGTCGGGTTGATCTCTTTGAGGCTCGTTATCGCCTCGCCATGAAAGCGCATGATCATTGCCTCGGACGCGTTGTCCGTCAGGTCGTCCATCACCGCGTCGTAGATATCTTCTCCGGCGGCTTGTTCTGCGCCCTCGTCCGGTTGTTGTTCAGGAGCCGGGTCGGCTTTTGGTTCGCCGTCCTCCTTGGGGCCAATGTCCGGCTCGGGCTCCGCCTCCTTTGCGGATGGAGTTTGCTTCTCCGGCTCGGGCTTCGCCTTGGGCTTTTCTTCCGGTTCAGGTTTCAATGCCGATTTTTGTTGGGTTTCCTCGACCTTCGGCGCTGGCTTCCTCGGTTTTCGGGTTGGTTTGGCATCGACCGGCGGAAAGAAATCGTCAATCGACGAGCCATCCTCACCCTTGACTGCGTTGTGGATCGCGATCAGGTCGCCCAACTGGCTTAACCCCAATTCCTCGATCCCGCCGATGCCCAGCTGTGCGAATATCTGGTCCTCGGTCACGCCCATGACGGCGAAAACCTTCAACGCCTCGGTGCGTCGCGCGACCAGCGTCTGCGCGCTGCCCGCGATCACTTGCAGGCAAGCCTCATAGCCCCGGTTCCAGACGCCCTTGGGAACGCCCTTCAGGATGGCTTCACGCATGGCAATCGCGGCAGCCGCGTTGCCGGTGGTGTTGATCATGTCGTCGTTGAAGATGCCGCCGTTGGAATACTGGATACGGCGGCGAACCTGCGCGGTGCGCTTTAGGCCGGTCGCATAGTCCTGAAATACGCCCTCGGCGATCACAACCTTTTCAACCCGGTCGACTGCGGCAATCCGCCCGGCCACATGACAATGCCCCCATTGAGACGCAACGATTTCCGCAAAACGAATGCTGGGGCCTTTGATGATCTTGTCGCCGCGCTTTAGCGCATAGACGCATTCGGTCGCGGTCTGCCCGTCTGTTGTGGCAAGCGTCGTAATGTTGGGAATGATCGCGGTCAGGCTGCGGGGAAACTGGTGCGCGTTCGCGACGGCCTGATTGAGTTCCAGCTGCGCCATCTGGACGCTCAGGCTGACATCTTCCTTGGCAACCTGCGCGCTGACCAGTTTCATATCCGCGCCGCCTGCGACGTCGAGAAGTTCGGTGCTCATACTGTCGTCTCCGCTATTACGATTTCAATTCCGGGGATTTTGGTTTCGTCGATGCCCTTGGCCCTGATATCGGCGTTGGCCAGGCGGACCAGCGTAGCCTCGACGTCGGGATGATCGGCGTAATGGAAGAACAACGCGCGCAGGTTGATGACCTTGGCACTCCGCTGTCCCCTGTTTGACATCGAACGCGCGCCACCAGTTACCGACGCGACCTTGACCGGGGCCTTCGCCAGGCGCGTCACTGCCTTGTCGGCCTTATCTGCGGCTTTTACTGCCGCTTCAGCCTCGGCTTCCGCTGCAATGTTCCCCTGTGCTTGTGCCAGCGCCAGGGAGTTCTCGGCCTCAATGCGCACTGCCTCGGCTTCGGCTTCTTTTTTGGCGATCTCTTCACGCCGCTTTGCTTCCATCTTTGCAAGCCAAGCGGTTTGGAGAGGGATTACCTTTCTTGCGGCCAGGTCGTACTTGTCCAGCACCGGTAGAAAAGCGTTCTGGACCTCTTTACCGCGATCATCGTGAACCTTCTTTTCAGCCCTGCGCTGTTTTTCGACCTTGGATTTCGCGGCTCTGATCCCGGCGATGAAATCGACTAGCAGGCCCGCGTCAGCTTCGGTCTTGATTTCTCCGAGCGCGACCCATTTGGCGCCAGCCTCCATGAACGCGGTAGCCTGTTTTTCGGATGCCTCGACCTTTTCGGGGTCGAATGCCGGCGGCTCGTTGTGGCCGATAGGTGCTGGCGCGTCTTCGATGGCCGTGGCGGCTTCACCGGGCACGGGAATGTTGTCTGTCATCTAGGTTCCTCCGGGAGATACTGGCGTTGTCGAAAGGTCGACGGGTTTGTGCAGGTCTTTCATCGCGGGAATGGATTTGTGCGTATCCAGAAGACCTGCATAGGCGTCCCGGCTGATCGGGCGGCAGCGCGACCATATCTCCACCGGGTCGAGTTCTTCGCCCAGGCTTTCGGCGTGCAAAACCTCGGGTTCCGTGAGTTCGCCGGAATCGATGTCGGTTTCCTGCAACATCCAGATGCGAACCGGGATCTTTGGTCCGCCAGTTACCAGCCGCCGGAAATACCAGCCACAATGTGGCTCGTACTCGTTCCAGTCGACATCCTCGCCAGCGAGCGCGGCTGTATGCCAGCGCAGCAGGTCGGCGAGGGGCGTTGGCTGCCGCATCATGCCGGCGCATCCGGCGCGGCGAACGATTCAGACCGCACCAACGCTTCGCGGACCTGGCCGGACTTCGCCATCTTCGCAACATTTCCGATACGAAAATTTTGGCTCCAGCCAGCGACTTGCACACGGTCATTGAAGTAGAGCGGCTGGCCAGCGAGAATGGCGCCGAAAACCTTCTGCGGGTCTGAAATCTGCCGCCCCGGGGTATAGATCCGTGCCACCATCACATGCCCTGCCGGCTGGTGCCGGGGTGGTCTATCTTGACCGCCAGGTTTCGCGCGGCTTTTGGCCCGACAATCGCAACGACATAGATGAGCGCGAGGATCGTACCCACGATGCATGTTGTTTTGATGGTGGTTTCGACGCCGGTGACAAAGGCCGGCGGGAAGCGAAATTCTGCCGTTCGTTTCCTGTGAATTTTATCCATTTGCGACCCGGCCTCCTGTACCGGTATGTCGCAAGGTATAGTGGAGAAAAATCCATCGTCAATGTAAAAGTGGTGATTTCTCCATTGTTCGGGTGGACGGCTGGGTTGAATTCAGGCAGGTTGGCTTACACCAGCACGCGAACCATGCTTAGTGCGCGCTCTTTGAAATCGGAGAAAATCAATGAGTGCTTATTACGAGAAAATCGAAATCGGATTGAGATGTCTGACAGCAAACGAAATGACGGATGTGGACAAGTGGGTTTCCGATCGTCTTAAAGATCGAGATCTTTCTGGCGGTTCGCTGCAAGAACATCCAACTGAGCTTCCAGAAATCTTCTCTCAGATTCGGAAAGCTCCTCAATCTTTGACATAAGAGAGGCTACCGCCATATCTGGCGGTTCGCCGATGAACTCTTCTACGGTTTTTCCGAAGAAGCGTGCAATGCGGACTGCATCAGCCACATTTGTTGATTGAACGGCGCGCTGATGTAGCTTGTCGAGTTGCGGTTTGCTCACGCCCGTGGCTCTGGAGATGTCGGCAATTTTACTGCCGGATTCCTGAACATGGAGAATGAATGCTTCTCGAAACCGGGTTTTGTCGCGGGATGTTGTCACAGCGACGCCCGGCCGCGGGTTGTGGATAAAAATCTGTTGACTTGCGTGGAGAAATCTCCATTCTGCGCGAACATGAAAGATGCACCACTCACAGAACCGCCCAACGAAGCGATGCGCTTGAACAAAGCGGAGACGCCAGCCGAGTTCATCGAGCGATTCGAGGCTTGGTGCGAGAAAAAAGGATTGAGCCCGACGACCGTCTGCAACCGCGTTCTTGGCAACACATACGCCCTGGATGCCTTGCGAAACCGCGAGGATCGCTCGCGGGACGTGATGTCGAGGCTCATCGGGCACATGGCAGACATAGACAAATAAATCTCAATGGGTCGGGCCTCTCTCTGGCCGGACCTGATGACCCTAACACTTTGGCAGCTACCGGAAAAGTATGGAATTCCGGGGTTGCGATATTGCAGGCAATTGGGGGCGACAACCGTGGGGCAAGCGGCGCTAGGACACAAAGCGGCCTTCGACAGGCGGGCGCCGTTATGAGCCGTGTTTTCGGGATGATTGTCTCTACGATTTGGGGATCGTCCCGGTTCCGGCGACTGCCCGATGACACATGTCGTCTCGGCTACCTCTACGTTCACACCAATCCTCACGGTAATTCGATTGGCACCTACCGGCTTCCGATCCGATATTTATCCGCCGACATGGAAAAATCCGACGACGAAGCGCGCCGCATCCTCGATGCGATGTGCGAGGTCGATCTAATTCAATACGACCACGCCGAGAATGTCGTCCGTATTGGCAACTGGTTTCCCTTCAACCCGATCAATTCGGCCAAGCATCTTTCTGGTTCGGTCAAATCGTTCTCCAAACTCCCGGAGGGCACCAGCTTTCGCGGAGTCGTGGCCGCAGAGATCATTGCTGTTGCGCACAAGAAAGCCCGAGATCTTCTGAAAAGGGGCCAAGCGCAAGTCGCGAACCCGACTTCCGAGAAGGCGATCAAGGCCGGGCAGACAAACCTTGAGTCTGCGTCGATCATGCTTGGCCTGCTCAGTGAACTAAAGGACGCCGTGTCGGCAAAAGGTCGCGATGACCTCATTCGGTCGATCATGGATCACGGCCCGGTAATTGCCGAACAGATATGCCGCGATCTCGAAATCTGGCCCAGCGATACCCCTATCGATACCCCTATAGGTACGCCCATCCATGCCCCTAGGGATACACTAGATACAGAAATAGAAACAGAAACAGATACCGGATACGCCACGACGCCTGTGGAAAAATCCGGGAAAACGCTCCAGTCCGACATCGATGAACTGAATCAGCGTCTGCGCCAGAGGATCGAACCATGAAGGTTCTGATCTCCGCTGATATGCAGTCCTTCAGGATGGTCGGCCGGACATGGAAAGCGAGTTTCCCAGCTAACCGGATCGACGGTCAAATCAAACTCTACACCCTTTTGGTTGAGAGAAAGAGCGGGCGCTACGCCGGGCACTACGCTCCGGTTCTGGCATCGCTGGTGAAGGCCCGCGACCGGCTGAGGAAATACCGGAAGGTCCAGTTATGAATCTGTCTCCTCCAACAGAGCGCCGGTTGAACCTGCCTGCAACCTCAGAGCTTGCATACCCCGAGATGTCGCGCATCGCAGTCGAGTTCTCCAAAATACGGCCCTACAATGGCGCTCGCCTGATCATGGCTGATCCGCCATGGAACTTCGGTCTCTGGTCTGAGAACGGAGCAGGTCGCAGCCCTACCGCCCACTACGATTGTCAGGGGCTCGACTGGATCAAGGCATTACCGGTCGATGTGCTGGCGGGAAAAAACTGTCTGCTTTGGCTCTGGGCTACAAACCCGATGCTGCCACAGGCGCTGGAAGTGATCGAGGCTTGGGGGTTTACCTTCAAAACGGCCGGCACCTGGGTGAAGCGAACAGTTCATGGCGCCAACTGTTTTGGCGGTGGCTATATTTTCCGATCCGCCAATGAGCCGATCCTGATTGCGACCCGCGGGCGGGTAAAGGTCGCTGAACGGAGTATCCGATCGATCCTCTCCGACTTTGGCGGCGGCGCCGCGGAAATGCTCCACGAACAAGATCCACTCCGCTCGCTGGGCTTCACGATTGAGGCGAGGCGCAGAGAACACAGCCGCAAGCCTGATCTGGCTTACGCCACGGCCCGACGCCTGGTGCCAACCGGCACCGGAATTGACCTGTTCAGCCGGGAACACCGGCCTGGTTGGACATCATGGGGAAACGAAGCCGGAAAATTCAATCTGGAGATAGATAAGTGACCAACCCAGAACTGAAACCAACGACCGACCCAAAGTCGAAACTGATTGTGCAAGTATTCTTTCTTCCACATTTCGTAATTCCGAATTCGCGCTCCGGTTTCGACATTATCGAATTGCGGGATATCACCACCTTTGCTGAGTTCGAATCCGCAATTTTGGACGATCAGAATATTTTCGGGAATATATTGCTTACCGTTTGGTCCAAAAATCAGCGCGGAGAGCGTGCGATCACCGAACGTGTTCAGACCTCGTTTCGGGGCGCAAGCGTCATGCGCTCGATGCTACCGACGTGGTCTTTTGTCGAAGGCAGCGCCTTTACCCAGAAGAACGCCGCGCCATGAGGTATTGGCGCTGACCGATTGTAGGGTATTCGTCAACTCTTGACTGTGCGATATTATCGCACTATATGAACGGCAGGCGGTGCCAACAAGGCACAGGCCGTATGCCACAGGAGGCAACAACATGTCCGACCTTTCCGCAAACGCGCAGAAATTCCTCTCGAACAACCCCACGCTCATTGGCGTAGTGGCCGGGGTCCGGTTCTACGAGCACCCGTTCTACGGCGATGAAATGACTCTGGTGATGATCACTCCCAGAGGCCGGAAAATCACCAGCACTTTCTGGGAACTGCCGAGCTTCGACGAAGTCCTAGAACTCGCGGGAGCCGCGTGATGGACAGGCAACATATAGACCTCGGTTTTGCGGAAAGCTGCGCGGCAGCACCTACACGCTTTGAGAAATGGTGTGCAGAGGTGGAGGCAATTGTCGGCCACGAACTAGACGGCGATCAAGATCGTGACGGCTACTCGGTTGACGGCGCACTCGACGTCTTCTGTTCGGGCAGGCTTCCCAGCGAATACGCCGCAGAAATAATCGCCCGTGCCGCCGATCAGGTAGCCGAGGAAGAACGCGCGGCTGCCGCCGACGCCCAGCTGGCTGAGAACCGCGCCTACCATGGCAAGGGGGTGTGACATGGCGCAATTCCTGAACACCTACCGTTGCCCGGACTGCGGCGAAGAGTGGCAGGACGAATGGTCCTGCGGCTGCGACGATCCCTGCCCGAATTGCGATGCTCCGATATCGCCATACCAGAGCGTTAGGATCCGCCCGCATACGCCGTCTCTCGACGCGCGGGAAACCTCAACTGTCCTCGCGTCCTTGCGGTTCTGGCAACGGCGCCATCCCGTGCCTTATTCCGCCACCAGCGAGGGCTTTATCGAAATGGAGCATCTTGGCGAAGTCCTGCCAGTGGCTGAAATCGACGACCTTTGCGAAAGGTTGAACCAATGAAGCAGGAAAAGACGTTTCGCGGCGAACTGGCCGTATCCAGCTTCAGCTGCATGAAAAACGCCAACACATTCGGCATGGTTGGACGGAAAATTGGATCGGACGAGATCATTCTGAATATTTGCCGTGACGGTCTTGAGTCCGGGGCAAAGCTTTCCCTCAGCGAAAAGGATGCTGACGCGCTGGCGTTCTGGCTTTTGCACAACGCGGCTCTCGTGAGACTACGCCAATGATCGGCATCGCGATCCGTGCTGCAGGTCATGTCCAGCCAGAAGCTGTCGCCTGCATGGCGCCGAACCAACGCCGGATTGCGCAAGGCGGCATGCTTGTCGATCTGCATTCGCTGATCAGCGACGAAACCGCCAATTCCAGGGAGGCAAAGGCCACTCTGGCGATATCCAGTATTCTTCACCATGGTGTCGCTGAGAGAATCGCCGTGGAAGACGTCATTCGCGCAGCCAGGGCGACGTTGCTGTCGGTTCCGATCTATACTGGCAAAGGTCTGCGGAGGATCAATCGATGAAGCATTTCGAGACCAGAGACGACGCGCTGGCCTATGTAATGCCCGAGTTTTTGGCGACCCTGCGTGACGATTTGGAGCGCATGGAAGGCAGCGAGCAGGAACATTACACAGATGCGGATCGGGATGAAATGCGCAACCGGCTCTCTGATCTCGAAGCCATCGAGAGTGATGTAATGCTTGCCCCGTTGGTCCACGACCTTTCAAACCTGAGCCGCGCCATGAAATTCGCGATCAAGCGCGAGAGCACCGCACCTGGCACGGCCCAAGCCAAGTTGCGTCGGGATCTGGCCGAAACCCCAATCCCAGATGAACATCAGAACGGCTATTCGCCAACAGGGATCATGTTTGATCGGATCATGGGCATCGGCATCGACGAGATGCCGCCCGAAGTCGATCTGGTTGCCCTAGTTCTTGACACGCTGGTATTCCGTCTCGGCTCGACCAACCGCGCCGACGCATGGCGCCGTATTGGGGTCAATCCAAACCGCGGCCGCGATCTTCTCGCCCGCAATCACAATGCGTTCGACTGGCCTCTTTGGTTCACATTGCGAGAGGCGGCATTCTCGCAATAGATTTTACGCGGGAAATTCTAGATTTATCTCCACATTGTCCCGGCGATACATGATATTGACTAGATAAATCTCCACCTTCACAATGCGCCACGAAATCGGAGCGTGTTCGTGGCCAAGCATCCCAACCCCAAAAGAGAGGAATTCTGCCAGCAATATATGGTGGATCGCAACGGTGCGGATGCTGCCCGTCGCGCCGGGTATGCCGCAAAAAACGCGGGACGGCAGGCGCATCAGATGCTGAATGACCCCCTGGTCAAGGCTCGCATCGACGAACTCACCGAAGAATTGAACAAAAAGACCGGGCTTTCCGCAGAAAAAGTCATCCGCGAATACATGAAGGTCGCGTTCGGTTCGCTCAGCGCGTTCTTTAGGATCGACCACGAAGGTATGCCGGTCTGGGATCTGACCGAGGCAACCGAAGAACAGCTATCGACCATCGCCGAGATCACCAACGAGAGCCACCCCGAAGGCGAAGGTGATACCTTCCGCGTCGTGACCAAAGTCAAAGTCAAGATGTACGACAAGATGAAGGCGCTGCACGACCTGGGCACACATCTTGGGCTGTGGAAGCCGAAGGAAAACCCCGTCGATGCCTTCGCCCAGGCGATCATCGACATTTCCAAGCGCGGCAGTACAGCTCCCATCGCCTCTGAACCTGCGCCGGACAACACCCGGCCAGACGGTCAGCGCCTGCAATGATGCATGACCGCGCGTTGACCGGCACGGACCCAACGGACATCGACCCATCGGTCGTTCCCGAGACTGAGGCGGAACTGGTCGCCTGTCTCGCCTCATGGCGGTGGCGGATATTCTCCGGGCGGCTCTACAAGATCATCACCAAAGACGTCGAGCCAGATGACGACGGATCATCCGGCACCCTCGTCCCGTTCAAGCCAAACCGCGCCCAACGTCGATTTCTTATGTCGATGCGCAACCGCAATATCATTCTCAAGGCCCGCCAGCTCGGTTTCACCACCCTGATTGCAATCATCTGGCTCGACCATGCGCTGTGGAACGCCAACCAGTCGGTTGCTATCATCGCTCACACGCTCAAGGACGCGAAAAAGATATTCCGCCAGAAGGTCAAACTGGCCTACGACAACCTGCCGCCCGATATCCGCGCGCGCGTCCCGACAAAGATCGAGAGCGCCGAAGAGATCGTGTTCGCGCACAACAACTCTTCGATCATCGTCTCGACCTCTGTCCGCTCTGACACCATCCATCGGCTGCACATTTCCGAAATGGGAAAGCTGGGCGCGAAATTTCCCGAAAAGGCGCTTGAGATCATCACCGGCAGCCTGCCGGCCGTTCCGGAAAGCGGCATCGCCATAATAGAATCCACCTCCGAAGGCCAGAGCGGAGAATTCTACAAGCTGGCGACCAAAGCACAGGCGCGCAACGAACTGAATCGCCCACTCACCCGCGCCGACTATCTGTTTTACTTCGTGCCCTGGTTTGCCAACGACAAATACCGCGCCGACCCCACAAATGTCGTCATAAGCCCAAGCGAGCACGAATATTTTGCAAAGATCGAGGCGGAGACAGGCATCGAAATTGATGCCGAGCAGCGCGCCTTTTACATCCAGAAGCGCGACATGGATTTCAGCGGCGACGTCGAGAAGATGTGGCGCGAATATCCATCAACGCCGAATGAGTGCTGGCAAAAGTCAACCGAAGGCACGTTCTTTGCGTCCCAGATCAGCCTGGCGCGCGTACAAGGCCGCATTACGACTGTGCCTCATCTGCCCCAGGTCCGTGTCAACACATTCTGGGACATCGGCTCTGGCGACGGCACGGCGGTCTGGTTTCATCAATACGTCGGGGTTCAGCACCGGTTCATCAACTTTTTCGAGGATTGGGCCAAGGGCTACGATCACTACATCCGGTTCATGCGCGAGACGGGCTATGTGTTCGGCGGCAATTTCCTGCCGCACGACGCAATGCAGGTCCGCCAGATGGCCAACACCGTCGCCTCGCCGCTGGAAATGCTTCAGGAGATCGCCCCCGATCTCGCCTGGCATATCGTGCCCCGCGTCGAGGTGCTTCAACACGGCATCGAATTGACCCGCTCCAAGTTGCCGAGCGCATGGTTCGATGAGGAGAAGACCAAGGAAGGTCTCATTCACCTTCAGAATTACCGGAAGAAATGGAATTCGCGCCTCGGCGACTGGGGCAGCGAGCCGGACAAGGACAACGAGGATACCGAAGCCGCAGATGCCATCCGGCAGTGGGCGCAAGGTTTCGATCCCGCACTCATTCAGGTCCAGCAGAGACCAAGACGGCGCCGCCAAGGAGGCATGACCACATGAAACCCCATCGGATCACGCAAAAGCCACTGTTGGACCTGACCATCAACCAGAAGATTTACCGCTACGGCGATATTACCGCACACCTGACATGGACGTGGGATGACGGAAGGCCCTGCATCGTGCTGGTGCCGACGCATGTCCGGACATCGCACGAGCGCATCACGCCCTGCGTCGTGCGAATCCGTGAGGGCTGGATCTGGACCGAAGAGGTCGGCGACGCACGGCACTGCGCCAGAACCTCCGCGGCCTTCGCGGCCTGCCTCGGGTTCAGTCCGCATGACACATCGACGCTCATCGCCGTCACAGCCGTTGTTCGCGACTGTCTCGACGAGATGATGCAGATGCCACCCCTGCCTCACGCACCAGAGACCCGGAAGTCCGTAGCGCATATGGAAATCCACGATCACAACACCGGCAAAACCACGCACAAAGAGGTCACTGATCATGTTTGAGACATACGACGCGGGCGCAGAGTTTCGTCGCTCATCCAGTACCGACAGTTCGATCTCCGGATTGCCCCTCAAGGACGATGCGATGCCTGCGCCGGAACAGCCGAACCCGTCGCAAAGCGATCTCGACAAGCCCGAAGTGCGACGTTTCGTCGATCTGATGATGGGACACTATCTCGCTGAACTCGACATTCAAGCAAGCAACCGCCTGAAAATGGCTGAGGACGAAGCCTATTACGATCACGACCAATGGAAGCCCGAGGACGAGGCCGTCCTTGCGGAGCGCGGCCAGGAAGCACTGGTCTACAATGTTCTGGCAACGACCGTAAACTGGATCCTGGGCGCTGAACGGCGTGGCCGGGTCGAGGCCAAGATACTTCCGCGTCGAAAGGACGGCAGCCAGGCGGCAGAGCGCAAGACGCAGCTGATGAAATACCTGGAGGACTCCAACCGTTCGACCTTCTCTGTTTCTCGTAGCTATGCCGAGACGGTAAAGGCCGGGCTGGGCTGGATCGAGTCCGGCTTTCGCAGCGAGGACGAAGGCGAGCCGATTTACGACCGCCATGAAAGCTGGCGCAACATCCTGCATGACAGCACCGCGTCCGAAATGGACCTTGAAGACGCGCGCTACCAGTTTCGGGTCAAATGGTCCGATGTCGATTCCGCCAATGCTTTCTTTCCAGATCGCAAAGAGATCATTGAACTCGCGGCAGCGGATAGCTTTCAAACCGCCGCGTCAGTCGAAGGCTACGGCGACGATGCGATGGATAGTCAGGAGCAAACTACCAACCAGTCTCACGACCGCTTCATCAACCCGACATCAGACCGCCGCCGGGTCCGGCTGATCGAAGCGTGGTTCAAGATTCCGAAAACAGAGAAACGCCTGCGCGGTGGCGACTTCAGTGGTGAGATCCACGATCCACAAAGCTTAGGGCATTTCGATGACATCATAACCGGCCGCGCCAAGGTGGCCACCGTGACTACGATGCGCGTCTACGTGCTTATTTTCACGTCAGCCGGTGCGCTCTGGTTCAGCCCGTCGCCATATCGCCACAACAAATATCCGTTTACCCCGATCTGGGGCTATCAGCGTGCCGCCGACAAGCAGCCCTATGGCGTCATTCGCGGTCTCAAAGGGATGCAGGACGACATCAACAAGCGCGCCTCGAAGGCTCTGGCTATCCTGTCCTCAAACAAAGTCGTGATGGACGCGGGCGCGGTCGATGACCTGGACGCCTTTGAAGATGAAATGGCCCGACCCAACTCGGTCATCGTCAAAAAGAAAGGCTATCAACTCGATATATCCGCAGATCGGGACTTGGCCAGCGCGCATCTCGATATGTTCTCGCGCACCGTCAGCATGATTCAGCAGACATCGGGCGTAACCGACGAAGCTCTGGGCCGTACGACCAATGCCACATCCGGCAAGGCGATCGGTCTGCGGCAGGAACAGGGCCAGCTCTCGGTTTCGCTGATCTTTGACAATCTCAGGCTCGCCCGCCAGATCCACGGCGAGAAGATGCTGTCGCTGATCGAACAGTTCATGACCAAGCAAAAAAGCTTCCGCATTACCAACAGCCGCGGCAGCCCCGATTTTATCGATATAAATGATGGCCTGCCCGAAAACGATATTTCAAAAACCAAGGCCGATTATATCATTTCGGAAGATGCCTGGAACGCAACCGTGCGCCAGTCACAGACCGAAGAATTATTAAATCTTCTGCAACAACTCGCACCGTCCGCACCCCAGGTCGTCATGGTTGTCCTCGATCTGGTCATTGAGACGATGGACATCCCGTCCAAGAACGAAATCGTCAAGCGCATCCGCCAAATGACCGGCATGACCGACCCGGACGCCGATCCCAACAACCCGGACCCAGAGCAACTCGCGTTTCAAGAGCAAAAGAAAATGCAGGCAGCCAAGGAGGAACGTGCCGCCGAGGCCCAACTGGCCACCATCGAAGCCAAGGCCGCCGCCGAAACTGCGCGCGCGGACAAAACCAAAGCAGAGGCTGAACGCATCCTCAAGAGCCTGCCGCAGGACAATATCAAGACCCAGCAGGACGCGCTGACCCTCGCGATGGAAATGCTGCAAAAGCGCGCCGCAATCCCGATGGCAGACGAATTGCTCGCGGAGTCTGGCTACAACATCAATGCGCTCTTGCCCGCACCAGCTCCGCCCCCTTCACCTGCATCGGCCACGCCGCAACCGCTACAGATTCCACCGCCCGGCCCTGCTCCGGAAGCTTCTGCCCCGCTGCCTATGGGCTAAGCAGGAAACCGACCGCAAACCAGAGACCCTGAACAGGAGATACGACCATGACGAAATCCACGCCTACGCTTGAGGAACAATTCGAAGGCATTTGCGATCAGCTTGTCGCGATGATTGACGCGGTGCCAAACGATGCAGGCGGTATCGACACCGCAACCGACAAGGCTCTTGCGAAGAGGCACCTGCAAGATGGCCCCTCAAGCCTGCGAAATCATCTGAAAAAGATCGCTCGCATAGGCGGTCCGTACATTCCGAAAGACGGCATCACCGACTCCTGACGAGAACAACCCAAGTCTCGCTGCGGAACAACATCGGCGAGACTCACCAGAACCTATGCGAGGATAAACCAATGCCACCGATTACCGAAACAGATGTTGACGACACCGTTGTTGCCGATCGCGAGGCCACCGCAGCGCCCGCAGAAGATAGCACCCCGGAAATCCGGCCAGGTGCAGATGTCGCGCAGCCATATGGCCCTGACGACTTCGCCTCCCTGACAGACGAAGAAACCGAAGCCCTTGGCCTGAATCTTGAAACCGGTGAACCGAAAGAACCGGAACCGGCGACCGCCGCGCCAGACACAGAAGCGGCTCCAGAAAAAGCAGAGTCTGCCGACCCAGACCCGGTGCCGGCGGAAACTACGCCAGAATCTGCCCCTGCCCCCGAAGCCGAAGCCCCGCCACCCTCGCTCGCAAGTTTTGATAACGAATTGAACGATCTGAAAGCCAAGGTCGCCGACCTCCAAAACAAGCTAAAAGACGGTGATATCGAGGACGATGACTTTTTCACGCAAAGTGGCGAACTAACCACTGCCATCGCCCAGGCGACCGCTGATCGCGCCGTTGCCGAGCAAAAGGTGACAGCGTTCACCGAGCGCTGGGAAAGAGAGGTCGGCAGTTATTTCGAGAAATATCCGTCGCTGAAAGACGATGCGCAGATCCAGGCATTCGATGCACGCGTACGAGAGGTCACTGGGTCACCGGATCCAGCGATTCAAGGGCTTCCGATGGCGAAGAAGCTGCAAATGGCACACGCCCGCCTTCACGCAGATGCTGATTTCCTGGGCCTCGACGTGCCTGACTGGCGTGCAGGCACCCCGCCGCCCGATCCTGTTCCAACACCCGCCACCGACCCCGATCCGGCCCCTGCGGCGCAACCTGCCCCAGCCGAAGATGCGGTAAAGCCGCCCAATCCGGATGCCGCGACGCCTGAACCGCCCAAAACAGTTGCTACGATCCCGGCCGCTGCCGCTACACCGCCCGGTGATGGGAAATTCGGGGCGTTCCTGTCCGTGCTGTCAGGCACAGATAGCGACGCCATCGAGGCAGCGCTCGCAAACATGTCCGATGAGGAACGAGACATGTACGCCTCGATGGATCACGACTGAAACTGCGACTGCGCGCTTGCCATGACGGGATTTCTCGATGCTCTTTGTAAAAGCCAAAATTGGCGAGCGCGTCTACATCGGCAACGATATTGAGTTGCTGATAAAAAAAACGCAAAGCGGGACGATCAGCATTGGCATTGCCGCCCCAAACGAACTGGATATCGTGCGCGAAGGAAGTGCGGCAGCGCCGCAACCGCAGCGTATCATCCCAAAAGACGGATGATATAACCACCATCTCTGGTAGTCGATCTTCACAGGCTACCCGAGATATGGTAAGCAACAGCCACTACAGCCGATCACATGCTGGCGCAGGACGTGCCTAATGTTGGTTTAACACCACCATTTGGAGTCCTGATATGTCTCAGACAATCATCCCGTGGGGCGACCCAAAGGCTCAGAAAGCCTGGTCCTCCACCCTGGCCGTCGATGTCAACCGTCAAAGCTACTTCACCCAGCGGTTCATCGGTAAAGGCCCCAACAACATCATCGAACAGAAGACGGAATTGCAGTCCGATACTGGCGACCGCGTCTCCTTCGATCTGTCCGTTCAGCTGAAACAGGCGCCGACGCGCGGCGATGAAAAGGTCGAGGGCAAGGAAGAAACCCTGCGGTTCTTCTCAGATGAAGTCATCATCGATCAGATCCGCCACCCGGTTTCCGCCGGTGGCAAAATGACCCGCAAGCGCACCGCGCACGATCTGCGCAAGACGGCGCGCGACCGCCTTTCCGAATACTGGAAAGACTATCTGGACGAACTGATGTTCATGTACCTGGCGGGCGCGCGCGGCATCAATGAAGATTTCAAGGAAGACACTGATTTCACCGGCCACGCAGGCAATGCTTTGCAGCCTCCCGACGCAGGCCACCACATGTTTGGCGGCGCGGCACAAGCGGCCAACGAAATCACCGCGGCGGACGTGTTCAACCGCGAAATCATCGAACGCGCCGTGACCAAGTCGCGCATGATCCGGGCACTAGATCCGAATTCGACCAACATGGCGCCGGTCACGGTGAAAGGCGAAAAGCGCTTCGTGACCGTGATGTCTCCCTTCCAGGAACACGATCTGCGCATGGAAGTCGGATCGACGGGATGGGCTGAAATTCAGCGCGACGCCGGGCGCGCAGGTGGCAACAACAAGCTGTTCGCCGGTGGCCTGGGCATGATCAACAACGTGATTTTGCACTCGCACGAAGCCGTTGTTCGGTTCAGCAATTATGGCGCTGGTGCCAACCTCCCGGCCTCACGCGCTCTGTTCATGGGGCGCCAGGCAGCCGTCGTCGCATATGGCACACCGGGCGGACAGCGCTTCATGTGGAAGGAAGAAAGCAAGGACTATGGCAACGAGCCCACGGTCGTTGCGGGTTGCATCGTCGGCATGAAAAAGACGGTGTTCAATGGCTCCGCCTTCGGGGTCATGGCGATCGACACCCACGCCAAGAACCCTGAAGACGCATAAACCGAACGATCCGGGTGAGCCTGTCATGGCTCACCCGCCACACAGAACCTGAAATTCAGAGGATCCCGAAATGCCCCTTTTCCAGACCAAATACGCCAAACGCAAAGCCACTCCACCGGGTACTTTGACCTCCGGTGCGCTGGCTTCTGTGACCTACACTTACGCGTTTGACGCCGCCTTCACCGCCGCCACCGACAAAATCGAGTTCGGAACACTGCCGGCGACCGCCCAACTGCACTCTGCCACCGTTATCGGCGAGGGTCTGGGTATCAACACCGCCACGGTTGGCCTGATGTCCGGCATCGAGGGCGTTGTCGATGATGCGCGGATTGTTGGCAACGAACTGTTCAACGCAGTGAGCGTCAATGACACCGAGCAAAATGCGACCGCGCTGGCCTGCCTCAATCTGGCCCCCGACAGTGCAGTGCATCGCCCGCTGGGCGCGACCCTGTCCGCCGATGTCGCGGCCGGTGCAGCGAAGAGGCTGCACCTGGTCATCACCTACTACGAATAGGAGCGAGAACCCGGCCATCGCGCCGGGTTCGGCCAGTCACAAACGTCAAAGGGACACATCATGCTTCTGCAATGCAAACGTATTCGGCCAAACGGCACCACCGTCACATTGGGTACAACCTCATATTCCTTTTTGCCCAACAAGGCAGGCGACCACGTCTGCGATGTCGAAGACAAAAAGCATCTGAAGTCGCTGCTCGCCATCGCCGCATACGACATCTACGACGGCGAAGATGACGCGCCTGTCGCCGTTTCCGAACCGACGTATGGACAGGTCGTCGCAGCACCGGTTGCTCCGACGCCTGTCCCGACACCTGCGCCGCCGTCAGAAACGGTGGATACATCTCCAACGCAGGCACCGACGCCCGAACCTGAACCACAGCCTGTCGCCGCTCCCGAACCGGCGCAGGATACACCCGCCGAAGAATTGGCGAAGCCGAGCGAGGAAAAGCTTCTCGCGATGAGCGAAGAAGAACTGATCAGCGCACATCTGGCCGCATTCGGGAAGCCGCCGCACCCCGCCGCCACCGAAAAGACGATCATCAAAAAGATCCTGGGTGCGTAGCCGCGTCCAGAGATTTTTTAATTCTGAAGGATGTGACGCATGGCACTTTATGCCAAGGAAATCATGCAGCGCGCGAGCACCATCCTTCAGGATGGCGGTCTGGTTCGCTGGCCGCTGATTGAACTGCTGAAATGGCTCAACGACGGCGTGCGCGAAATCGTGAACCTCAAACCAAACGAGGTCACAGAATTTGTTGAAATTGCCCTTGACGTAGGCACGCTGCAAACTCTTGCAGCTGATCACCTGAACCTGTGGCGCGTGACACGAAATCTCACCGCGGCGGGTCTGGCCCCTCGGGTCGGCAAGTCGGCGATCACGCCGATCAGCGCGGATCTGATGAATGCGCAGATGCCGGGCTGGCAGGATCCGACTGTTCTGGCCTATAGCGTAGACGTGAACCACGTCATCCAGGACATGGCCGCACCGCGAGAATTCTATGTGGTGCCAGGCAACACCGGATTTGGAGTGATCGAGGCACTTGTCACTGTGATGCCCACAGATCTCGCCGAACCGGCAAACCCCCTGGACATCGAGTCCTACGCCGCCCTGGCCGTTTCGGTGCCGGATCAGTTCCGCGCGGCCCTGGTCGACTATATCCTCGTGCGCGCCTTCTCCAAAGACATGGCAATCGCCGGAAACTCGCAGCGGGCTGTCCAGCACCAGCAACTGTTTGACCGGGCACTCGGAATTCAACGCCAGACCGACGCTGAGACAACCGTCAACAAGTCGGGTTCGCAACCCAACTCGTAAAAAGGGCGCACAACCGAAATGCCGATCCCAACGCGCGCCCTGAAAGACTTTCTGCCGCTCGTTACGCCTCTCGCTATCGGGTGTCCTGATCCGGTGGCGATCCAAAACCTGCGGCTTGCGGCGATTGAGTGGTGCGAGCGCACACGCGCCTGGCGCCACATCACAGAACAGGCGATCGTCACCAACGACGACGCCATTGTCGCGCCTTCCTATGCAACCATCCATGTGATCGAAACAGCCAGCTTTGATGGCCAGCCGCTGATCCCAACGCAGTTTTCGAGCATAGACGAAACCACCCGCGCCGCGACCGATGGAGAATTCGGTCCGCCAATCTACATCACGCAAACATCGCCCAACCAAGTTGCCGTAATCCCGTTCAAAACCGGCACGCTCGATCTGACGCTGTTTCTGAAACCCAGGTCTGGTTCCGAATTCGGCGGCGTCACGCCCGGCGTGCAACTCCAGGACACGCAGAACGTCGTGCCCGAGTACATCTTTGTCCAAAGCGCGGAGATCATCGCTTTTGGTGCCCTGTCGCGTCTGCTGCTGATCAAAGATCAGCCCTTCACAGACCCGAAGCTCGCGGGGTTCTACCTGGCCCGCTTTGAAGCAGCCTGCAACAATGCGTTCACACAGGGCATCAAGGGTCAGCAGCAGGCAAGGGTTCGGACAAAACTGAACATGTTCTAAAGCGCCATCTAACGGAACCCGAATGCTTATCAGGATCAACGATTTCAAGGGCGAAATTCCACGCAGACTCGCCCGTCTGCTGCCGGACAATTATGCCCAAAGTGCCGTGAATTCACGGCTGGAAGATGGCGCCATCGGCCCCATGCGGTCCAACCAGCTCGTGAACACTTTTCTCTTAAGCGCGAAGTCCATCTACCTGCACAACGGCACATGGATGGGCTGGAATGGCTACGTTCGGGCGGCACCCGGCCCTGTGGCCACAGATCGTCTCTATGTGGCTGGCGACGGCGTACCGAAAATGTACGCAGACGCGGTCTGGTATAACCTCGCGCTTCCGGCGCCGATCAACCCGCCAACGCTTCAGGCACTCACCGCGCCGGACCCGGACACCAAGGAGACAATCGTCTACGCCTACACATTCGTGACCGCCTATGGCGAGGAAAGCGCGCCGTCGGAATCGGCATCGGTGGAATGGTCAAGCGGGGTAATTCGCCTATCCGCTTTGGAGGTGCCTCCGGTTGGCCGGAACATCACCAAACTGCGGCTTTATCGCTCTGAAACCTCTGCGCTTGGCGTTACCGATCTCTATTTCATCGCAGAGATCACGCCGGACAATAGCTGGGATCACGACATCGCCCTCTGGCCGACGATGGAAGCCATCGCGACCGCCGATTTCACGACGCCCAGCGACGCCCTGCAAGGTCTGACAACGCTGCCCAACGGGATGATGGTCGGTTTCGATGGCAAGGCGCTTTATTTCTGCGAGCCGTACCAGCCGCACGCCTGGCCCGCGAAATACGATCTGTTCACCGATTATAACATCGTCGCAATTGTGGCGTTCGGGTCAAGTTTTGCGGTGCTGACCGAAGGAACACCTTATATCGGTCAAGGCACACATCCTGACAACGTATCCCTTCAAAAGATCGAGCAGAACCTTCCCTGCCTCGACCCGCACGGCGTCGTCGATCTTGGCTATGCCGCGGCCTATCCGTCAACGGAGGGGCTGGTGACAATTACCGCAACCGGCGCTCAGGTCGTCACCAAACCTCTGTTTACTCGCGAACAATGGCAGGGTCTGTTGGTCGGCAATTCCATGGTGGCCGGTCGATATGAAGGCCGGTATGTGTTCTCCTTCGCCGGAGCCCACAAGACCAGTTCCGCGAAAACCGGCATCATCGATCTCAGCGGCACACAGCCCTACTTCATGGTGCACAATACCCAGGCGGACAGCTATTTCACGGATGTAGAGTCTGGGAAGCTCTATCTTCTCAAAACCGGAACGCTCCAGGTCCATGAATGGGATGCGCTTGATCAGACCACGTTCCAGCAGATGACATGGCGCTCAAAAGTATTCGACCTTCCAAGTCCACATACCTTCTCCTGCGCGAAAGTCGAGGGTTCGCTGACAAATGATCCCGAGACTTTCGCCTGCGATATCATCGCCGATGGTGCAGTCATCCACACAATTACAGAGATAAATTCAGCAGTACGCGTGCCGACCGGCTGGTGGGAGCGGATTGAGTTCGAGATCCGGGGCGACGTTGCCGTTTCTGCAATTTCCTTGGCAACGTCCATGGACGAACTCGCTCAAGGGGCAGCCTAGCTATGCCGGGCCGCGACGCCTTTACCGCAAGGCACAGAGAGGCCCTTGACGTGCTGTCCGGGCATGTCGGAAACGGTAGAATGCGGGCAGTGCGCGTTGATGAACTTGATTTATACCAGCGCGCAGTACGCACCATCCAATCCGATCAGGCGTCCGTGGTCAGTGAAGTTGCAGACATCACAGGGGAATTGGATCCGAGCAACCCAGGCTCTCTGGTCGCGACCCTTCAAGCCCAACTGGACTCAGCGGATCTGATAATTGCCGCAAATGTTCAGGACATCCAAACAGCCCAACAGACCGCCAACGATGTCACACAAAGCCACAGTGCTCTGTTGAACGGCTTCACCGGTAATCTGGCGGATCTGGTCGGAACCTTCACGGGCGATCTGGGCACACGCTTTTCAGGGATTGATCAGGATATTTTA